AGGATTTGACCAGATGTGCCAGCCGCCAACATAGCGGTAGTGCCTGATGCACTTTGGTAGGGAACCTGACCTGCACCGCCGCCAGCGAGGTTGGTTGCAGTTGTGGCTGTAGTTGCACTGGTTGCGCTGGTTGCTGATGTTGCTGTGGTTGCACTAGTTGCCGTAGTGGCTGATCCTGCCGCAATAGAGGACTGGTTGATCCACGCACCGTCCCCACGCAGGAATGTAGAGGAACTAGCAGTCCCTGTGGCTGAAACCTTGGCGATACCTAATGAGGCATCAGCAATACGTGCAGCAGCCAATGTCCCTGTTGTAAGCGCACTCGCATCATTACTAGGAGGGACATTACCTAGTGAGGACGCATCAATATCGCCGCTCGAGTCAACAACGATTTTCGCAATATTTCTTGCTTTACTCATTTAGATTCTCCATTTAAGCTTGCCTATTTTGATGAGAATTATAATTTTTCAATTTCAGGCTTATTTTCAAGTTCAGTTTTTAGCATGGCAAAGAAGGCATCCCTGCCCACTTGTAGCTGATCGACATTGAATCTAGCCGAAGACAGTTTTCGATCCAAGTCGGCTACATGATTAACCAAAATTTGCTGTTCTGAAGTCATGTCTTCCAGTTGATACTCTACGCCGTCAATGCTGATAGGGGTTTTTTCATTTTTTCCCATCTCAGTTCTCCTATAAAAAACCTGAAACCGTCAGGCAGCGGCTTGACTCAGCGGAGTCAAATCTTCGTTAGTCCAGAAGTCCTTTGAAAGCATGATGTTCAGATGCTCCTTATTCCGAGCAACTGTATCTGCCCAATCTTCATCGGACATCTCTTCTGGCTTGCCAGCGTTGATTAGGTTTACCGAGTCCATAGCGGCACTCAGATGGCGTGCGATTTCTTCTGCGGTGATTTCAATGGTTTCCATTTCAGTTTCCTTTCAGGGTTGCAAGTTCGGCTTTCACCGAGTCGAGTTCAGATTTGAGTTCTTTAATTGCGTTGACCATGTGCCAGAAGATGTTGTCTGAATCTACCGACAGAACGCCTGTGGATTCTTCCTTCACGCAGTCGGAGCAAACCTGTTGCAGTTCTTGGGCAATAACACCAAGCTGAACGCCAGCCTTTTCAACGGCGCAAGATGGGTCTAGTTCGGTAACTTCTTCAGGCAGACGGTATTCAAAATTACGAACCTGAATGGCGACAATCTTGTCCAAACCCTCAGTGTTATCAACGATGTTTTTCTTTAGGCGTTGGTCAGAAGTAGTTGACCAAGACGATGAGTTGTTGCCTTGGTACATACCACCGCCACCGGCAGTTATAAATCCTGTTTGTGAACCTTTACCTGTGGCTTGAGTACCTATAACAATTTCACTACTGACCGTGGTGCTACTTGCCTGACAACCTTGACCGATAAAAATGTTACCGACACCAGTTGTCATGTTGCTGCCAGCACTTTTACCGAAAAAACAATTATTTTGTCCGGTAGTTTTATTAACTCCGGCTTGAAAACCAACCGCAGTGCTTCCATCATTATCATCTGCTGTTCTATTAGAACTGTAAAGTGCCTGATAACCAACAGCAGTGTTGTAGGAGGCGATGGTGTTGGCGGTAAGCGCTTGACGACCAAGGGCTGTGTTGTAATTTCCTGTTGTGTTTGCTTTGAGTGCGTCATAACCAAATGCAGAGTTATCAGCACCAGTGGTGTTTTGATACATCGCATTTGTACCGACCGCCGTATTTATCTGCCCAGTGGTGTTGCTGTAAAGAGCCGTGTAACCAATCGCTATGTTGTTGGAGGCGGTGGTGTTGAAGTAGAGGGCTTTGGCGCCAAGTGCTGTATTACTACTCGATGCGCCAGAAGAATACAAAGCATCTCGACCAACAGCAGTATTCCAATCGCCGCCAGTATTTAGATACATGGCAGTTCTACCAACCGCTGTATTGTGATTGCCGTTAGAGTTCTGGAAAGAATACGCACCAAGGCTTGTGTTTCCTACGCCTGTTGATTGCGTATATCCAGACTGAAAACCAACCGCTGTATTATCACTTGCTGTGGTGTTAAATACGCCAGCTTTGTAGCCAACAAATGTTCCGGCTGTACCTGTTGTATTACTATACCCTGCTTGATAGCCCACAGCAGTGTTGTTGGAGGCGGTGGTGTTGAAGTTGAGGGCTTGCATACCAATGCCCGTGTTGTTACTTCCAGTAGTGTTATTGATTAAGGAGTTGTATCCAAGCGCAGCGTTAGACCCGCCTGAAGTGTTTGCGTTCAACGAGGCACGACCAACGGCAGTGTTGAAATCACCTGTGTTTGATTGAAGAGATTGATAACCAATAGCCGTCAAACCAGTGCCAGTAGTATTCGCATTTAACGCACTCGCACCCACCGCAGTATTGGTGGACACAGCACCTGCGCCACGGCCTACGGTGATGCCATTAACGACAAGTTGAGCGCCATCAAAGGTTAATACGCTACCAGAGGTAGCAGCCTTAGAGCCGTTGAGGTACAGCACACCGTTGGCTGTGCCAGCACTAAAGTCCATCTTTGCTGGGGTAACACTTGTATTAGCAATTTGATTAGTATCAATTACTTCATTGATATCCATGTAACGAGCATCAGCTTCAGCTTTAGTATAGCCATCAGATAATCCTCGTGGGATATAAGCGACCATCTCAACAATGTCATTTACTACAGCAGCATCAGTTAGAACAACTGTTGTTCCATTTGATGCAGTATAATCAGTACCATTGACAAGCTTAATACCATTTAAATAAACATCTATATAATCAAGTGTATAACCGCTAGATGTTGTAAATGTAGTCTGTCCAGCAGTAGCGACAACTGTTGTTACAATTCTTTGAGAAGTTGTACCATAACCACCAAGTAGAGTGTAAACATTCCATGTTGTACCATCATAAACAAGTTGAACTGATGAACCTGAAAGATCACAAATTAAGTCAGTAGCAGAGTTAGCAATTGTTGAACCATTACGTCCAATAGTCAGATTATTTACATTCCAATAGTCACCTGAATCTGCTACTACTACTTGATCACCTACTGAAGGGTTTGCAGGTAGGGTAACTGTAAAGGAACCATTAGAAGTATCAGCAAGAACACCCTCATTGTCTTGAGTAGTATAATTAGCTGTTTTAACTACATAATTAATACCACCAGTAATGAGTAGATCTCCGCTACCTAATACTGAAGAGCCATTGATAGTCTTAATATTTGTACCACTAACAAGATTAGCTTGTAATCCAAGATTATCTCGAGTTACTTTTCTAACAGCAGTACCAGATACATCATATACAGGAATAGTATCAGTACCTTGTAAAGATGTAACTTCAGTTAGCCCATTTACATCCATATTGAATGTAGTACCTGACAATGATAAGCCAGTACCAGCATTATACGTTGTATTAGTATCGACTACTGTTTCAGTACCTGTTGTTAATCCTGTAACGTGACCATATGTATCAAATGTTAACCCAGTAACATAAGTACGTGAGCTTGCAGTAAGATTAGCTTGAGTACTAGTATCAGCATGAGACAGAGTTACAGAGGTATTACCTGATTGATTAGCAGTACCAACCTGACCACCGCCAGTCAATCCTGAACCTGCGGTAACAGTCATTGAACCGTCGCCTACACTAATAGAATTTCCTGAGGCTGCAGTAACGTGACCCTGAGCATCTACTGTAATTGCTGGAATTGAAGTACTTGAACCATAAGTACCAGCAACAACACCTGAAGCAGAATGTGATATAGTCCTATTTGTAGTTAAGTCTCCACCACCAGTTAGATTGGTTCCAGCAGTAATAGTGACTGAACTATTAGCTTTCGTACCAATTGTAGTACTTATGCTAGTAGCAAAGTTAGGATCATCGCCTAGTGCGGCAGCTAACTCATTTAGAGTGTCTAATGTAGCAGGAGCTGAATCTACAAGTGCAGCTACTTTATTATCAGTATAAGTATTAGCCGAAGATAAAGTATTCGCGTCTCCTGTAGTCCTATTTGAAATCTCTGTGTTTAATCCAGATGCAGTAGCAAAATAAGAACTATCTTGGCCATCTAATAGGTCAGCATCTAATCCAGAAGTTGCACCATCAACAGTTTTAATAGCTGTTAAGATCTCACTAGCCGTCATATCAGCTGTTGCACCAGATTCGATACCTGCTAGCTTATTCTTTTCAGTTGTTGTGTAGTTATTATCTGTATGTACATAACCCGCATCAACTACAGTTGAGGCATTATAAGCTTGTACAGTTACACCAATATCAGCATCCTTAAGGATTGTAGCGTCAGCTGGTTCGTAGATACCGTCATGATCATGGTCATCAATGGTTTCTAGAGCCTGTTGAACTGTAGAATCAGTACCACTAAGTATTCCATTAAAGTTAGCAGTAACAGTAAGAATCTCAGTTGAAGGTGCGGCAGGTATAACAGAAACTGGAACAGGTACTTCTGTTCTAATTGGAGAATTACCTCCAAATTGGAAATAGTAAGCGGCTCCAGTATTACCTGTTAATGCTGCATAATATTTAACAACTAAACGATCTGTTATAGCCCAAGTACCATTAGATAATAATGCGGAAGCATTAAATTGATGATAACCTGAATCAGCTGGATTAACATTCAATGTATTATTAGAAGTACCTACTAATGTTTCTGTACCTCCAGAATTTCTTCTATATAATTCAAAATAGAATGCAGCAAATTGTGTATTATTACCAGAAATCTTAGCAATATTACCAATAGTAGGGATACTAATTAATCCAGGATCTCCTTTAATAATATTAGCATCAGAAATTAAAGTAGCAAGTAATTGATTATTAGTTGTAATAATTCCAGTAGGAACATCAACAGCTACAATATCATAGTCAGGATCACTTGTAGTAGTTACTAATCGATAATAACCAAAGTCTCCAATTGTAGTAGTTGGATAAAAAGTAATATTAGCATTTAATAGTGCAATATCAACTTTTGTTAAACTTAATTCATCTAATGCTGCTTTTACGTTTGTAGCTAATAAAGTTGTATCACTACTATCATAGTTTGTTTCTTCAGCATTATGGATAGAATCATATACAAGTGAGATACTACCATTGGTAGAATCTTGAATTAAAACAGTACCAACCCTCAAACTATATGAAGGGGATTGTAGTCTAGTTGCACTAAAACCCCCAGGAGTCTGATCGCTTACATATAAGTGTGTACCAACGGGATATGCATTAGTATTGATTCCTGATACTATACCAAAATAATTTACACGTCCATATTCACCCGCACCAATATCTTCACTAGCTAAACCTAGGTAATGTTCATAATCTATAGAACCATCAGCAATCATTGGTTGAATATTGATTGCTCCACTAGTTACACCATTATATCCAACAGCAGTACCTTTGGTAATAATTGATGCTGTAGTATTTTTAACTAAAGGATAATATAACTCTTCACCATGATGTAAAACTAATCCACTATTCAAAGTTGTCTTTAAACTACCAATAGTAGAATCCCAGGATAATACACCATTATCGACATCTGAACCATTAAATTTAATTGTACCAAACTCAACGTTGTCTGTTGGGCCTAACCCTAAGTTTGCTAATGCTGTAGTAGTATTGCTAAGGTCACTTAAATTATTATCAGCAGTTAAGGCACCAATAGTAACTGTTTGTATCCAGCTTGTACCATTAAATACATACATAACCTTGGAAACTGAATTCCAGTATAATGCACCTTCAAGTAGGGCATTACCATCATTATCTAAAGTAGGTGCGCTAGTCTTAGAACCTAAATAACGATCATCAAATTGATCATAAATATTAGAAACTTGAGTTAGTGACTCTAGAGCAGAAATCTCAGAAGCAGAAGCATTTGACGCACTTGTTGCGGCAGATGTAGCAGAATTCGCCGCATTAGTTTCACTAGTCGCTGCTTGAGTCGCAGATGTAGCTGCATTAGTTGCAGAATTAGCCGCAGAGGTTGCAGAGGTAGCCGCATTAGATGCACTAGTTGAAGCAGCTGTTGCTGAAGTAGCTGCATTAGTTGCACTTGTAGAAGCACTAGTTGCAGAAATAGCAGCAGCTTGTTCTGAGGCAAAAGCAGCATTTTCACTACTTAAAGCATTTGTTGCTGATGTAGCAGCATTTGATTCACTAGATGCGGCACTAGCTGCATGACTAGCAGCATCAGATTCGCTGATAGCAGCATTAGCTGCTGAAGTCAAAGCGGAATTAGCAGAAGCACTAGCAGAGGTAGCACTGTTACTTGCAGAATTAGCCGAGCTAGTAGCAGAGGTAGCTGATGAAGCAGCACTAGCTTCGCTTGCTGAAGCATTACTAGCACTTATTGCTGCATTGGTTGCAGAGGTAGAAGCGCTTGATGCACTTACAGCAGCATTTGATTCTGATGCAGCAGCAGCATTTTTAGAAGATAAAGCATCACTAGAACTTGCTAAGGATTCAGACTCTGAGTGTGCCGCATTTGTTTCGCTAATTAAAGCTGCACTTGCAGAATTAGCTGCAGAAGTTGCGCTAGCAGCTGAGTTATTAGCAGAAGTTAAAGAATCAGCAGCACTATTGGAAGCAGAATTAGCAGATGAAGCAGCACTATTAGCACTAGTTAGGGCGCTATTAGCGCTAGCTGTAGTAGAAGCTTCGGGGTCTTCCCAAGAGTTTCCATTATAAAATCTTAAACTAGTTGTTGTTGTATTCCAATATACCGCTCCAGCTGATAGAGGATCACTATCATTATCTGTTATAGGATCACTTGGTTTTGCACCTAAGTAGCGATCGTCAAAGTTATCAAAAATTAGTTCTACTGCTGCGAGTGAGGTAGCTGCACTAGAAGCGCTAATAGCTGCATTAGAAGCACTAGTGGCTGAATTAACTGCGCTATTCTCGGAGTTAGTAGCAGAAACTAATGCATTCGCAGCTGAATTACTAGCTGCAACTGCTGAAGTAGCGGAATTAGTAGCTGATGTTGCCGCAGCATTTGCGGATGAAGCTGCATTAGAAGCACTAGTAGCAGCATTAGTCTCTGAGGTAGCTGCATTAAACTCACTAGTAGCAGCTGCTTCCTTACTATTCCATGCCTCATTCGCAGAATTACCGGCAGACGTTTCACTTACTAATGCTTCAGCAGCACTCAGTCCAGCATTTGTGGCACTTACAGCTGCACTAGCTGCAGAATCTGCTGCATTACCTTCACTTGCTACTGCCTGAGTTGCAGCATTAACAGCCGCTATTTCTGCTGTCTGGGCGCTAGATGCGTAGTTAGATGCAGCGCTTGCACTATTAGCTGCATTAGTTGCCTGAGAAATTGCATTAAGTTCACTATTACTTGCGGATGTTGCGGATGTTGCTGAATTACTCTCAGAAATGGCTGCTGCTGATGCACTATTAAATGCAGCTAAGGCAGATGCTGCTGATTCGGTACTACTTTCGCTTGCAGCTGTTGCACTAGTGGAAGCTGATAAGGCCGCATTACCAGCAAATTCTGCACTACCTAAAGCGGTGGCAGAACTAAGGGAGGCTTCATTGGCATACTGGGAGGCCTGAGTAGCAGATAAGCTAGCTGATTGGTCATATATTTCTAACGTCTGAACCGTCATGGCCATCATATCAAGCCATTCTTGTTCAGTACCCTCAAATCCATTCTGTACAGCAACATCGTAAGCACTAGGTCCCTGACTACCTTGACCTCCTGTACGAGAAAGAGAGATATTATAATCAAGTTGATCTAGATGGATTATGTAATCATTTCCATTAACTACAACGCTATAGCTACTCATGATTATACCTCTTCAGTTGGTGAATAACGAATCTCTACTAATCCCCTAAAAGGTTTCCAAATTTGTTGTCTATCACCAATTCCAGTATCTTGCACTTCGAGATCAATAAAACCATAAACAGGTTTATCTGGAGATGGCTGGATAGTCCATGTGAATCCAAGAGTTTGTGGGATTACTAGAGTAAAGGAATTATCACTATCCTCCTTATCTAAAATAGGTAGTTCAGTAACTACACCATTATTACGTATACTTGTTGGTATTGTACCAAGACCATCATTATCAGCTTCTATTACCTTAGAGAAGATAGTATAATCGCTAATATTTGTCAACCAGGATAGGGTTAAATTTAACTGAATCTGCTCACCTTTAATTACTGACACTAATACAGAACCATCATCTACAATTAGATCTTTAGAAGATGATGTAATTTTTGATCTAGACATTTTTGACCCTTTCACTCAACCCTCAGGTGGAGATTATAGATATAGAATTTGGAAGCCTCCTTAAAGGTCCCCTGGTAGGTTAGAGTTGTTTTATAGCATAATAACTATATCTTTTCCAACCTTGTTTTTCAAGTATTTTAACTAATTGTAGTCTTTCATCATATGGACTATTAGTAGCTGTTAATACCCTTATCTTCCTATTTACAGCTTCTTGCTCTAAATATTTAAATGTTTCTTTAACACACCTTACACTTTTATAACCTGATGTATTACAATAATAATAAATTTGATTAATACTTTTAATATTTGTATGTTCAGAAGTATTTGAGATACGTGCTAAAAACCAGCCTACTCGAATACCATTGTAAAGTATCACTCTAAATATTGTATATGGATTCTTATAAGCTAATTTTAAATTCTTTAGTGCAGTATCTGAGTGATAGAGAGCCTCTTTAACAGTTTTGGAATACTCTTCGAGACAATAAGATAACTCTTCTTCGGATATAGGTGATCTAAATCTTATAGTATCCATATAATTTATTTTACAATTTTAAGATCTATTATCAAAGGATATTTTATATCTTATTGAATCAATCGGGCATAGCGTTCAGGCTCAACATTTTTCATCTTAATCAGATATGCGATATCCCAATCAGATAATGGAGACTGTCTATCATATATATATTGTTTCACCCTAAGTATTTTATTATCTTTATAAGATACCCCATAAAAAGTAGAATACTTGCCTCTTCGTACTGGAAGATTAAAGGTCTTTTCCATTTCTTCTGGATCTGCTTTAATATATATATCTTGTGTATCTAATCCTTTTGGGGCGGCTACCGGAAGATCATCATGGTTAATACCTACTCCCAAAATTTTAACTGAGGGTGGAAGACCGTCTAGTTTAAATCCTTCCTTTGGTAATTCATAGTGGCGTGAATATGCCATTTTATTTTCAAGATCAAATTTTCTAGCAGCCGCACCTGCAGTATTACCATATAACATATTAGTAATCATATATGACAATGTTCCTGTAATTACATGAGAATTAAAAGCTGAATTAAAAGTAGGTGTTGATACCGCTAGATATTCTCTAGGATTTACCCATGGGAAAACCTTCACAACTTCCTCGAATATTTGCTCAAAAACTTCTGTACCTGCAACAGCAGAATTTCTTTTAATATCACCATCCCATTGCTCTTCAATAAATATTTCAGTTGTCATAAGACCACCATATAAAAGTTTCCATTTGAGTTCTAGCCAAATCAATAGCAGGCGTAGATAAGTCATAAGTATCTACCACACCTCTATATTCCAGTAAGCTTGACTCTTTTTCATTTTTAATAGTTACAAGAGATGCCAAATAAATAATACACCTAGCATCACCTTTGTTAACCTCACCTAGAATTTTAATTGAACTAGTCATATAGAGATCCTTCTGAAACTAATACTGTACGTGCTTGCATATTCAATGTTTCATTATTATAAGGCCAACTACCCCCGCCTGCATTATTACCGCCACCCAAAAACCCGGAATTGCCTGTTTCTTGCCATCTACATCCATAGTTAGCAGTTACCCAACTAGTATTTAAACGACCATTCGCCTTATCAAGTTTTACACCTCCCCTATAAAAATACCAATACCAAGATTCATACCTAGTCCAGGCTTTATCAATACATCCACCATAACCATCATGAAGATTACACATCTCATTATATTGAGTATAATATAATTCTTTAGCCGTCTGTGCAAGACTTGAGTATGATAGAATAGGTTTAGTCATGGAGGTTAAATAAGACGCTATATAGGTATTTTCCTGATCTGGTGTACCATCAGCATAACCTCCACAAGCATATGGAGAGCCACTAACCGCATGAGTAAATACTACACTAGGAATCGTTACGGATTGAGCCCCATTGACAGATAATGGTGATAGTCTACTATCAAAGCTAGGGGTGCTATCATTAGAATAAACTATTATACCCATATTTTGAGATGTGGTAAAACCCACTGGATTAGAGAATACGTATACATCTGATGGTGTCTGTGATGTACCAGCTCTCCCACACATTAGTTCAATAGACCATGCACCCGGACTTCCATAGATACGTGAAATACCATAATAGGCATTTGTTACTGGGGCGCTGAAGAATACTACAGGATATTGTGGGCAATTGCTAGAATAAGTCCATAGCATACATCCACCAAAAGAACTAGCAGGTATAGATTGTGACTGATATACAGCTTTTTCCCAAAAATGTAGATTTTTGAAGTCTTGTGAAATCAATAATTGATTCGCATAATTATATGCAGTTATTCCATTACTCATTGTGTTAATACCGAAATAATAGCAGCCGCATTACCTGCTGTAATATTTAACAAAGTACCTGTAAATATCGCATCAGGTGCAATGCAACGCTGATCAAAGGGGGGTGAATTAATAAGTGATATTTGAACAAGAACTGTTGCATTTTGTAATAAGGGATATTGCTTAGTAAGACTGGTATTTGCAGGTACGATAAAGGACTCTACCTGATTCCAAGTTACACTACTAGAATCGTATGTAAGTTTTCCATCTTGCCTAAATATTCTAATACCATACGTCATACTGATAAATCTCCAATTTGAACACGAAGAGTGCCAGCTGCGTCATAAACCTTAATATACGTATTTGTCATTACAAGTCTTGCTCCAGAAGTACCAGTTCCAACAGCTATATTCTTTGCAACAATATTATCAATAACAGCATTAGAAATCTGCGCTGATGTTGTAATAATTCCGGAAGTTGCCAATAGACCACCAGTAATAGTGTTAGCAGCTATCCTATCCCCAGAAATTGTACCTGCCTGGATATGTGAACTATTAATAATATTCGCTTGCAGGGCAGAAGTATTAATCGCACCTGCTGCTATTTTTCCTGCTATTACACTATCTGACGCAAGTTCAGACGCAGTAATTGCATTCGCGGCTATATTAGCAGAAGTTATCGTATCGGCTGCAATTTTGGTTCCTGTGATTGTATTTGCAGCAATATTGCTTGCTGTGATTGTATTTGCAGCAATTTCATTAGCTGTTACTGCTCCAGCAGCTAGTTTTGCTGTAGTAATAGCACCACTTTGTATAGCCGCTGATGTAATCGAATTGGCTGCTATAGTATTAGCTGTTACTGCACCTGTAGCAAGTTTTGGAGTACTAATAGCACCATCACTAATTTGTGTACTAGAAATCTGACCAGTAATTTTTATAGCATTAAGTTCTGCTATTTGTTCATTTGTTAAAGTTCCTGTAATTTTGCTTGCAGCCAATGCCTCAATCTGTGCATTAGTAACTTGTCCAGAAATATCTGTTGCCGGTACAATAGAAGTCCATTCTGATCCTGTATACCTGTATATTTTGTTATTACTTGTATTAAAAACTATCAATGGTCCAGTATATTCAATTGGTCTTGGTAGCGATGTAACTATACTAATTGGCTCAATACCTTCTGTAAAGCTTGCTGCATCGACTGTACCAGCCTCAATACTAAAAATATCATCAGTCCACATAGCTGCAACAGGATCCCAACGCCATAGTTTATGATTTACCGTATCAAACTTGATCTGACCTTCAAAGTCACCAACGCTAGGTAAGACCGAAACAGGTTCGATACCATAAGCACCTGCTTCACTAAATAAATTTATAACCTCTGCACTGAAACTAGCAGAATCAATGAATTCTGTATTGGCACTTACACCACTACTTAAATCACTCTTATTACCAGAAAGATCAACAGCACGAAGCCAGTAATAACGAGTAACGTTCATATCTAATCCAGTGTCTATCCAAGAATCGCTATTTTCAATAGCAATCAAGCTAGAACCAGAAGAATTATTAACCGTATTTCTATAGATTTCTACATGACTAAAATCTGCATCACTAGGATTTACCCAGCGTAATGTAATCATTTTATAGCCGCCAATAGCTACTAAATTAAATGGAATTGAAGGAGCTGCTGTTTTACCAATAATAACTCTAGTATCTGTAGTATAACTACCAACATTTCCTAGAGCATTAACAATTCTAACTCTTACCTCATATAGTTCATTATCTATAACGCCAGGAAATATAACTCTGGTAGATTTACTTATACCAAGACTTATCCATATATCATTAGGAGATGAAGATAATTTTACTTCCGTCTCATAACCCAAGAAGAATGGAGGTTCTTCACTTACTATATCAATAATTAAACGAGAATCAATTTTACCATTTGTTAATACAACATCATCCGATAGAGTGAAGAATGGGGAGAAATCCGTACTGTCACTAATTAGTACCGAAATACTCTGACTATAAGTTGATAAATTCCCACCTAAAGATTTTGAACGAACTCTAAAATCATAGTATCCATATGCGAATCCAAATATCTCAAAAGATATACCTGTAGTTTCTCCGATTTGAGTATAAAGTGCATCTGATGATTTCTTATATTCAATCAGATAGGAGTTAGCTGAATCATCTTCTGGTGGAATCCATTGTAATATTCCGTAGGCATAATTAGAGGCGCTTCCTGTATATGGAAGATAGGAAAGATTTGTTGGGGGACTTAATGTAAAACTATAACTTGGAATAACTTTACTTGGTTCATTATCGTCAACATTCCAAGCTAACATTTGAGAATCGAACCGAACAGCTTCTATCGATGCAGTATAATCCTCATTAAACTTAATTGACTGAATTTGAAGGTATTCATAAGGAATATCAAGTATAGTACTTTCTAATCTAATTATATCTCCAGGTTCATATACAGCACCTTTAATACGAGTAGTAAAGCTATAGATCACTGAATAACGGCTACGTCTAACTCTCTCCTCCGCCTTTGATAGTGCATGGTAGTAATCTTTAATTCCAGGTTCGAAGAATTCTGATTCGAGAGGAACTCCGTTATCCTCATTCCTAAATGTAGTAAATACTGTTCCCGTCTTTGGAGGCCAAGATACTGTATCTTCCTTAAAATTTACTGCTTCATTCTTATATTTCACAGTTACATAATTTAAACGCTCTGATGCAGAAGGCCATTTAATACTAATAGTATCTCTTAGTAAATCATCATCTGTAATAGTACCAGCAAGTTGAATATCATTATTCGAAGCAGGATACTGTAATAATAATTTGTATTTACCACTTGACCAGAGTAATTCAGCTCCCTTCATTGTCTCTAGTAGAGAAGTAATATTATCACGTACTGCAACTGTCGTATCCAATGTTATATTACATTCATATAAAGGCAAGTTACGATTTATTATATTACGGGAACCATCAGATGGTTTCCAAATATTACCTTGTAATTCTACGTTTGATCTAACGATAGTATTACATACCTGTGCAGCATTATAGAAAGAAGCGAGATCAATCTGATTAACTGAGATACCTCGACCATATTTAGAGGATAATAGGTAGTCTAATAAGCAATATGCTGGATTGTTTGAATAACTCTTAGAAGTTGATAGACTATAACTATAACTACCCTCTGCACCAGTTCTTATAATGGTATTAACTTTTAAACCATCAATCATAAATTGGATTTGAGGTACACCACCATTAAATTGTGGTTCATCTCTATTCAATTTTAAACAGATAGAAGCATAGGCTAAATCAGTAAATGTTGCTGTTGATCTTTCACTAAAATTAGCAGTCATCATTGGGTCAGCTTGATTACCAGCTAGATAGACATTAGCTCTTAGTCCTGGATCGAAATCTGAATTACTAAAGAATCGAGCATCATCGATAACCATTTCATGCACAGCACTGATTTCACCATGCGCTAGTACTTGTTGGAAAAAGAGAAAATCGTTTTTACCTGCATCTTGAGAAGATGTAAGACTCTTTACAAATTCTTTAGCATTTGACCCAATTCCCGCATGATTATAATTACCAGAAGTTTTATGATAAACTCTTGATCCACCAATTAGGTTACGACCATAGACAACAGGTACTGGGGCTGATTCACCTTCTGTAGTGAATTCGAAGCCTTTTTGTGCGTCCTGCATTGCAGCCATGCGTCTTTGCATTTCTTGTTGTCGTTGGATGGACCAAGCTAGCAAAACAATTTGTACGATTTGAAAGAATGTTATCTCTGCCATTATATTTTACCCCACTTTAAAGCGATCTCACCTGATCCTTGATATGTAAAATCAAGAGAAGTATCTGAAGTATTATATTGGTCCATTTGATCACGAGATGTTGAAAATGTTTTAACTAAATCAAGATGAGCCATTGGGCTAGAACCTTCGATTACACAGATTATACTACTATTAGAGAAATCGATTTCATATGAGTGATTATCGATTACACCCTCATATACAGTAATTGTATCATTAATATTATTAAAGATTTCATCTGGCTCAATAGAATTAATTGTTTCTTCAGAAGTATTAAAAAACCCTAAATATACTTTTAATGGTGCACCAACAACACCTGAATTAAAATAATTTCTAAATTCATAATTAGTATCAACAAAACTAATTTTATATGCTTCTCTATCTACAACAGAAGAAAGACGGGGTGGATCTACCCCGATTAAACCACCATCACTTGTGTAAGTTCTACCATTACTCATAGTAATATCAAATGGTAGGGTAGTGTGGTAGCGAGATAGTCCACTTAGTTCCACAAGAAAGAAACTCTTGGTATTATAAAGTGACAGCATTGTATTTACTGCCGAACTAAGGTTACGCATATATTTCCTTAAAAAGATTCAATAAGAGTGATCGATCCTGGATCACTTAAAATACCATCAGTAAACGTTATACCTAATACTGCATCTGTATCATAACGTACTTTCATTGTAGTATTAGCTCCATATGAAATACCTGTGCCTATTGATACATCTGTTAATAATGGTGGATAAATATTAATAGTACCATTACCTATACGGTTAGAGGTAAGAATATATATTTTATCATGATTGGAAAATTTAATAAATTCACCTTTTGATAAAGAACCATTATTTCCTTGAATATATATTGAACTGGTATTAGACACAGCATTAGCGCTAGCCGTTATAATACTAGTTGTAGTAGTTGCATTTTTATCTCTTAATCGATAAACCTGAGGAACTTGAATATCAAATATCTGATCATATCCATTAGTAACACTATGGATTAAAAAGTCAGTTGAATAATTAGAGGGTTCAAGGTTAGTTTTAATTTCCCAACGTTGAACCCCCTGTGAATTTGTCTGACGTTTTAATGACACAGTATCTTTAACGAAAGCGGGTTGATTACTAATGATCGAAGTAGGTGCTACGAATCGAATAGTAACCTGACCATTTTCTAAAATACCAGCCATTATTATCTCCTTGTTGTGGTACCATTACCTTTGTAATTATTTTCACGATTATTTGCATTAACACCAGCAGTAATCTGTGGTAGCATCTGCATGATCTCTGAACGAGTCTGACGAGAGATATCACCTGTGATTGATAGGTTTACTACAGATTGATTTGCTGAACCTGCTTGCATTGCAGCAGCAACACGAGCTTGTTGAGCTTCATTTAGAATGATCTCTCCTGCATGTGCTGTGATAGGTACTGCTTGGCCTTTTATACCTGGGACAATACCGCCTTCGGCAAATCCGAGACTACCTAATAACTCAAAACCACCAGTATCACTAAAAAAGTATCCAAACTCATTAGCTATACTATTACCAAAATTAGATAAACCTTGACCAATTGAAGATCCAAAATTACTTAAGCTTCCAAGGAGACCACCACCAGTAGTACCTGTAGAATCACCTAGAGCACCAACAATTTGTACCCATAATGCTTCTGCAGGTGTAGCTCCTGTTCTCTTTCCACCAAAAAAGCCACCAAGATCAAAAATACCACCAAATATATCTTTAAATATACGATCAAATCCAAAAGATTCAACTAAGCTATTTACAAATCCAGTAGAGAAGGCATCAATGACTTTACTTGTGAAACTATTTATTAGGGAATCTCTAAGATCTGAAAAAGATTGTTGACCTTTAAGGAAAGCAGCGAAACCTGATTTAGTTTCTTCAATCAACGCATTAGATAACTTTTGACCTTCAGCTAATCCTTCAGCAGTAATACGATAAGAACCTTTGGTTAAATTAGTGTCTAATAAACTTACTCGATTAAGAATCTTATATAATGAATCATAAGATTTATTAGCTATGTCTGTATTTCTTGCTAAATCAGATTTGGTGAGTCCTCCAACTTCAATACGTTTATTAGCTTCTGCAATGACTTTTAAGTATCTTTCAATACTACGCATTTCAGAACTAGATAATGAACCAAGATCATAATTTCTAGGATCAACTAACTGATTTAAAGCAGGGGTTTCTAATCTACTTGAGCCATATTGAAAAGCAGGTAATCCACTATTAATCCAATTTAATAACCCAAAATTCTTCTTAGTATCTTCTGCATTTACAACGAATTCACCATCACTTAGTAATGCAGGTATTTGATCTTTTCCAGGTGCTCCTGAAACAGTTCCTCTAAATTCTTCAAACCTTCGCTTTAATTTGTCAAATAAACTTTCAGAAGGTTCCTGTAATTCTCGAGTGGCAAGAGTAGGATCAAAAAGATCTTTATAGCTAGGCGTAGCTGATGCAATAGCATCGCCTATCCAATTTATACGTTTTAATACTCGTTCAGGTGTTTGTTTAAAGTTTAAACTATTCTGTAGCCCAGCAATAGCTTCTTGATATTTTCCAGAGATTAGAGCAGGAATAGTAGATGTAAATCTAGATAATCCTGATTCTCCTAATTGGAAACTCATATCAGCAATTACATCTCTTACCTTATCAGGTAGTTGATCAAAGTTTCCACCAAAATTACGAACTACGTTAGCCGCACTATTGATTGCAATAGCAACATCTCTATTAAATATGCTATTAATTTGTTCCTTTGTATAAGGTACAATATTAGCCTTTCTTAAGATAGAGTCAGCTGCACCTATGTAATTTTTAAGATTGAATCTAGAAATTTCATCTGGTGTAAGTTTGTGACCAACACCGACAGTTAGGTATCCTTGAGTATCTGTATAAACTCGATCAGAATACCCTTCATTTTCTCTTACAGCATTAATAAATCCACCAGACACAAAACGTGGTAAACGATCAGTATTAATAGCTTCAATTAAGCTTCGATATTTCTTTGTAGATACTGCATTTACTACATATTCTCCATTAGAGAGCATGGCCATAATACTATCAGAAGTACCTGTGCCTGGACCTCTAATATCACCACCAGAAGCCCTTCGTAATTGTGGGTTAACGTCTCGAGATGGTGTTCCTTGTGGAAATAATAAATTATCTGAAGGAGTTAATGTAAATGGATTCTTGGTATTTTTAATTCTTTGTACTAAAGAATCCCATCCGGATTTGAGATCTTCCCAGATGCTTTTAGACCAGTCACGAATCTTACCACCCACACTATCTTCGTCAGAACCAAAGAAAATATAGTAGAGCAGACCTAATCCGGCAGTAATACCTAATGCTGCAAGAACAGCTGGTATACTAAAGAATGTAACAATTGCTGCAGTTACAGCTGCAAATGCTGTTTTAATTGTTGCAAGTAGCCCAACGCCACCAGCAGTACCAGCAATAGCACCACCGACAGCAATAGAAACTGCTGCACCAATCTCTAGTGCTAAAGCTTTCATACCTAGTAATATCGCTGCACTAATAGCAGCACCTACTTTAATCGCAATAAAACCACCAATAAATGCGCCAGCAGCTATTCCTCCAACCTTGAAGAAGAGTCTAGTCATTGGATCTTCAATGCCTAAGAAGTCAGCTGCTTTCTCACCAAGAAAGCCACCTGCTAGCGCTCCAGCAATAGCGCCACCTGCCCCAAAAATAGAGCTTAGTAATCCAGCAGAAACAAAGGCGGCCTCAATTGCTGTAGTTAATTTAGTTGCCCAGGAAGTAAGTAGAAATCCAGCAACTAATGATGTAGTCATTGTTATACCAATTTGTGTAAAAGTATCATCAATTCCAAATGTTTTAATTATTGTATCAGATATCCATTTACCAAAGATTGCAGATAAGATTGTTGTACCTGTTCCAATAAATGCACGTATAGTATTTTTCTCAATAGTCTGAATAGTCTCAGTTATAGAGGAAGAACCAGATGCCATCCCTTTCTCACCAAATATTAATTTCTCTAAGAATGGAACATCTTTAGTTGTTATTTTACTAATATTTCCAGCAGCATCTGTTACTTCAGTAATTTTTTCTTTACTTGTACCAAGTGGTTTAATAATATGATCAAATATAAATTTTGATAATTTAGTTAAATTACCAGTTAATAATGCTGTAAAGCTAGTACCAAAAAGTAAACCTGCAATTAGCCCACCTGACTTTGTTTCACTAGTTAATCCCACACCTTGAAGTAATCCTTGACCAAATTCGCTAATTATTGCTGTAATTTTCTTTAAAAGACCAGAAATACCATCTCCACCTTCACTTGATATTGCTGATTTAATTATACGACCAATACTTTGACCAAGTTCATATGCAAATTTCTTAGTATTTTCTGATCCAATAACATCTTGGAAATCAACAGCAAGTTTAATAGCAATTGCACCAAAAGTTAGATTTCTAATTTTACTACTAAAAACAGCACCAATAGTTAATAATAATACATCTGCAAATGGTTTGAGATCTGGAGTTTTAATTGATGAAAATGCTGCGATAACGGCATTTTTAATACTAAGACTAAAACCACTATAATCAAAATCTAATATATTAGAGATTATTGGTAATTTAGCTAAAGTAGATCCGAGTACCTTTAATCTACTAGTAAGTTCATTTACAATATTAGCTAAATAGTTTAATAATCCAATATCTTTAGCATTAGCTATCTCTAACCCAACTTTTATAGTAAAGTCAGATACTTTTGTTTTAATTGTTTGGAATATATCTAGAATATAAATTTTAAAACGATCAAATTGATCTCTAATATTTGGAAGTAGTTTCTTAGCCCATTCAATAACGCCATTGATAGTATCTGGCCAATAAGAATTACCTACAACAGCATCCCATATATCATAAAATACACCTTTGATAAAAGCACCAAAAGCTTGTACTTTAATTTTAATTGATTCAAGGCTGGGTAAGAATTGTCCAAGATTAATAGGTTTAATATAAATAGAGATACCACTTAGAGCATCTTCAAATAAACCTCTTATTCCATAAAATATTTTCTTTGTATCTTGATAAAAGAATTCAAGATTAAATAACGTTGAGTCAACAATAGATCCGACTTCTTCGGAAAATGAATTTAGACTATCAGCTATCTTAAGTATAAATACACTTAATTTTGATGAAGATCCTGTTGCTTTAGCAAATTCACCAATTACTCGTTGTATTGATTGACCTAACTGTTTTGTTGCTTGTTCAAATGTGGGGTTAAGTAATTTAAACTCATCATTTAATTTACCTGACTGTTGAATTAAAGCTTTAAATACTTTCTCTGCTGTCAATTTACCATCAGCAGCAAATGCTCTTAATTCACCAACAGTTAACTTTAAGCTATCTGCAATTGCTTGTGCTAGTCGTGGAGCTTGCTCTAATACGGAGTTTAATTCTTCACCACGTAAAACACCACTAGCTAAACCCTGACCTAACTGTATAATAGCAGCTGAAGCTGAATCAGCACTAGATCCTGAAATAGCAATTGACTTCTGTACCGCCTCTGTAGCAGTTAATATATCTTTATAAGACTTACCTTGATTTTGTAATGCTTTCGCAAAACGTACAAATACTTCAGTAGCATCACTTGTTGAACTTCTAGTTCTAAATGATAATGCAACTAGCTCTTTTTGGATATTTACTAGATCTCTAGTTCTTCCAGTTACAAGCGCAATTCTATTTTCTAAATTTATAAGAGCATCAGAGGCTTTATTGATTGATGTAAATGCAGCAATTGATCCAAAGACAACAGCAACTTGTTTAGCTAAACTAGCTAATGTATCTGTTGCAGTCTTAGTAGTATCTGCGATTTTATTTACGGAAGCATTTAATTTAGCTAAATCTTGCTGTGCCTGTCTTGAATCTGATGATATCTTAAAACCAAATTCGGATTCAGACATATGATTCTCCTTAAAAAAATAGCCCTCAATGCAGTTTGAGCATCAAGGGCTTAGATTATAATTTTTTAGGGATATAACCCTGAGATAAAAGAGTTTTCTCAATAAAGAATGCTGGCGCTTGTTTTGAAGAGCCTTGATTCAAGTATTGAATATATGGTGCATCATTAGTAAAAGTATAGGTAATATCTGTAAAAGATATGAAAAATCTATTCTTAAAACTAAATGATATTTTTAATAAATCTTCTTTGTTATAGACCCATCGACTACGAGCATATCCCGTATCAATAGGCGTAGCCTTAACAAGAAGTTTCTTTAATCTTTGCATCTCAGGATTAAAGAATTTTTGTTTTTCTTTTTCAATTGATTGATTAAGTTTTCTAGATACTTCTTTAAATCCGACTAATTCAAATTTAAGCATCTGTAACCTCCCAATCAATGTTGTTATTCTTTGCAGCTTCTTTCAATCGGTTTAGTAAACCTGAGGTCTTAAGTGTTTCTGAAATATCTCTTTCAGGTGCATTCTGTTTCAATTTCTGTAAAGATTCAAATAATCTTTCAGCATTTTTGACACCTTGTGCTTGTAATAGCATTGCAGTTCTATTATCATCTCTCCATTGGTATGGACGTCTATTAAAATATTCAACCCATCCACGAAATTCTTCATATGTCATTGACTCTTCTATTTCATAAATAGTTTTACCAAGAGTCGCTGCTATTTCATAAATAAAGAATTCTTCTTCACTTAGTTTCCCACTGCTGTACCTTTATCCATTCCTGAATATTTAATAATTTCATTAGATAGATTAGCTAATTCATCTAATGGGAATGAATCAATATCTTCATCAGATAATTCAGAGGCTCCTTCAACAGCTAGCCGAATAATAGTTTTCAAAATACCAATATCTTGTGAACCTTCAGCTTCTTTGTATTCTTTTTGAATTTCAAGTACTTCAGAGATTGATAACTTTTTAATAGTTACCTCTTCACCCATAAATTTAATTTTCTTTGGTAGTTTCTTTCCAACTAGATGTTTCATTTTTATTCCTTATTATCTACAAACAGATGTTTATTATTTTCTTGGAAATCATCAAGTACTTTACGAACTGTATGAAGTACTGATAGCGTTTCCATGATATCTTTGCCTACATCACTATCCTTATCAAAGTCTTGAAATCGTTCAAATGATTTTCGAATACTAATATCTACACTACGTCTCATATGACGAAATGTAGTTTTCATAACGAATGACTTACTAAAAGGTGGTTTATCTTCCATCATTTATAATACCTTATTAATACTATTATATATCTCCCCGGAGAGCTATCCTTAAGCGTCCCCTGGTAAAAAGAGGAATCCGAAGATTCCCCTTTTACCTAACTATTAAGCAGCAGCTACAGTAGAGGGACCAAAGAAGTCGCCTAGTACTGATAGTGTTAGTGTTGCTTGGTTAGCATCAGTCAACTGTGGGCTAACTAGTAGGGCTTCAACTTTACCAACAAAGTAGAAGTTAGAGTTAGCTACAGAACCTAGACCAGTGCCACCTGCAGTGGTGTTAAGACCAGCTGGTTTAGCATTCAATAGTGAAAACTGGAATGCATAAACATTACCATCACCAACTAGGGCACCTAGAGTTGAGCCAGAAGCCCACTCTGAAGGAACATAGTTAATAGTCATTTCAAGAGTTGGGGCATCAGCCTGACCTTGAATCTGGCTAGAGGTCTTTTGACCATAGACAGGTACGTTTACAATATTAGCGGGAGTACCAATCTGTGGGAACTCACGAACATTCTTAATCTCTGAGAAGTTGCCAGCTGAACTAAATTTTGCAACTAGCTCACTTAGCGTATCAACAGTAGTTAAATCTGTGATAGCAGTAGTGTTTACAGCTAGAGCAGAATAAATGCCAGCTCCAATTGAAGTAATATGGGCCATTTGTGTTATTCTCCAAATTTGTTAAAGGTAATCGTATAATCTCCACGATATAGCGCAGGATCATCACGATCAAGTCCAATTACATTTAATGCACTTGAACTGAATTGTGTTCCATTTTGCAAAGTTTTACCTTCGAAAATATCATCTAATAAATCTGCAATCTCAAATAATCGTTTATCTCCAGCACCAGTTTTTACGAAAACTGATAGTGTAAGAATTCCAGTTAATGTCTTAGTAAGATTATGAGAGTCAAATTGACTTCTTCCTGGAATAATTGAGATGCGAGCAAATTCATTCTTATTAGAAATTGTACCCTGATAATTTCCTGGATATGCCTTAATACCAGTTGCTACCCAAGAGGGTGAAGCAAATACAGAGTATATATCAGATCGAATTGAATCAAACATTATACACTCCTAGTAATAGTAGCGTTTACTAAGAAACCATCATCTGCAATACTAATAATATTATATACTACTGAGTTTACTGTTACAGTGGTATACACAGAAAAATCTTCTCCTGTTGATTTTGTCATTAATGTAGTAACAACAGTGGGCTGTTCTTGAGAGCGATTGATCTTTTCTTCAACTACAACTTTTTTAACTAATGTAGCAGTAGCAGAAACAACTTCTCCAGAAGAGAAATTAAAGTCTGTTACAGTTTTATTAGTGAATGTAGCATCGACAGCAAGATCTCCGATTTTTACAAATACAGCATCAACTGCTTTTGAGATCTTGTTCCTTAATGACATTTAGTTTGCCCTCCACCATGAACGAGTGCCTCCATCAATCAACAAAGGACTGATGAATGTTTTTACTCGATTTGGCATAACTGGAGTTCTAGTAACATCATTATTAGAGTCTTCGATCTCAATTGAACCAACACGAATTCTTTCGAATGTTTGTGTTTTATTATCTAGAAGATTTTCGTTAGTAAGCAAATGCAGAGCAAGCTCGTATGTGGCAAACTTTAACCGATTAGGGTAAGTAGAATCATCTACTCCTAATTGAGTACCCAATTTGGGTTCATAGTAAGCTGCATTTTTACGAGGCCATGCAAGACTTTGTGCGGAACTGACAGCAACACCAATATAATGATAATTATCAAGAATCTGAGTTGCGGTCACTAATGCTGACTCTTGGTCATCGCTATCTGCATTTACCCACGCCCCCGCATCGAGGCGTGTGTCAAAGTAAGCATCAGCTTGTTCCAATGTCACATAGGAATTTGTACCTAATACTAGTGCCATCAGTTCCTCCTAATGGATTAAGCGTGAAGGATAGGTAGAATGCCTAGGTTTAGAGCATCCATCTTACGGCTCCATGAACCAGCGGTAGCAAAGGCAGCGTTGGTAGCGAAAGCAGAAGTTGAACCAGCCCAATCATAGCCCATAGGATGAGCAACGAAGCCATAACGATACCAGATATTGGTTGAACCACCACCAGTATAAGAAGCAGCATTGCGATCAACTTCAACAGGGGTTGGTACAGCAATTCCAGAGAAGGCAATAGAGCCTGGTTTAACGATTAGAGTAGTCTTGGTAGACTGGTCGTTAACGTTAGCGCTAGCGGATAGGTTGCCTTGTGAAGCGCGAGTTAGAACTAGACGGAACTTACCACCGAATACAGTTTGGAACTCTAGGTTGCCATCCATAATTGGGGTAGTGTCTACTAGATTAGCAGCACGTAGTTCGGCTAGAACTTCTGGAGAAGTAACCATGTACATGTAGTCAGGCTCATGATCCTTGAATGCCATACCAATAGCTTGGAATAGACGTTGGCCACGGGCAGCACCAATAGCGGTAGAGTCGAATAGTTTACGAGCATCAGAAGTGCCAGTAGCAGCAGCACCGAATACGCTTAGAGCGTTGATGTCTACGAAGTTACCAACAGAGGCACCATCAGCATTAGTATCATAAGCAACGATACCAGCACCACGACCTACTTCGTAAGCAGCGACACCCTTCATTACTGACATAACAGCATCATTCTCGTCATCGCCACGAACTTGGGCAAAGTCACGAGCAATCTTGGCTAGACCATCTTGCTGGCTAATTACTTGTTGTAGGTTAACTTGTTGTGAACCGAAGGTACGGACAGACTTGATGTAGTCAGCGATCTCGGTAGAGATGTCGGTGTAAGTACCATCAGCAGAAGAGGTTAGGCTAGCTACGTTAATGTTAGCAGCTAGTGGTTTGTACCAACGCATTTGACCAATAAAGCTCTCGCCATTGGGTTGAATACGGGCATCAGTACCTACGATGCCAGAAGTGTTAACACGTTTAGCAGTAGTGTAAGCCTCATCAGCATATGCACTGATAGCAATAGCTACGTTCTTAAATAGTGTATGATCAATCATTTAAAATTTCTCCTAAGAGTTAGAATGAGAAACTCCCTAGTTTACCAGCTGCTGCAAGTTGTAGAACTTCAGCCTGGGACATTTCGGAAAGCTTCTTGTTTGGATCTAGTTTTGGTGTTCCATTCATTGAACCGGAGCCACCGCCAGAATTATTTTTAGGTTTGAATAGGAAAGAATTATCCTCATTCTTAACATACTGTTGTACAAAATCTTTAATACCTACGCCAGACTTGTGAATCCAGCTTCCAGTTTCGGGATCTTGCGTCAGTTGTTCGAGAATATCACGATAAGCCATTTCGCTTGATCGTTCATTGCGGAAGTCGAGACCTGTTAGTGCGTTACGAACAGCACTATCTCTTGTCAATTGTGTAACCTTTTGTTCAGCTAGAGCTAGCTTTTCACTTAACTCAGCTACTTTCATTTCAGCCACTTCCTTGTGTTTACCCTCAGCCTCTAGAGACTTTAGGTGTTGTTGTTTCTTCTCATCTTCTAGGCGTACTCGTTCACGGACAGCATCGTCACGCTCTTTATATGCCTTATCAAGACTCGATTTAATTTTAGAAAGTCGCTCTTCAACCAAGCGGTTAATAATATCTTCAGTGTCCTTATTGCTAGGGGCACTGCCAGCATTACTATCTACCTGATCTGCTTGAAACTCTGGATTGGCTGTTACACCATCATCAAGAAACTCTTTAACTCCGAACTTATCTACTCTCATGTTTATTTCCTTTTGGCACAGCCATTATAGTGGGTTACAAACCCGATTAAGGTCCAATTCCATACCAATCCATACCTCTAGGGATAGGGGCTAGAATGTCTTGTCTTGTAATTGCATTTGGAGGGTCAATCAACCCTTCTTCTTTTGCCAGCGCAAGAAGTCTTTCATAAGAACTCCTTGATAGCCCTTCATCCCGCATAGCCTTTAAGGTTTTTTCAATTGTATTACCTTCAAGGGCATCTGCGTAAATAGTTCTGAGAGCACTCTTTGCCCTCATTGCGTCTCCGATATTAGTGAAGAAAGCGTCATGGATTGTTGCTGTTGGTATTCCACTGTTAGCACCCCATAAATGAAACTGTCGAACAATCGATGCATCATTCATATGGTTGCCATTAACACCAAGACCAATCCTCGCTCTGCTAATACTAGCTTTACCTAGTAGTGTAGCGTCTTCTGCTTTGGCTTCGTAAATATTTCTTACCATCCTTCCGGTTTGTGGATCACGGAATTCAATTGAGGTTTGAACCTTTGGACGGTATCTCTGGTACAATCGCTTTCCATCAAAAGTCACCCAGGGTATATCAACCTTCTGTGTTTCTTCAACGAAAGCTTTGGCTGCTTGATTCCAGAACTGTACGAATTTGCCAGTAACAGGTGCTCGCTCTGCAAGCTTCCGAGACATAATTTCTGACACTGCCTTAAATTCAGCAGGCCCAATTAGCCCAGATCTTACATTCGATATTTTATCAACAAACACCTCAACATCAGGATGAACATCACGAGCAGCTTGAAGTAGTGCGTTCCCCACAGGGGCTTCACCTTCAATTACTTCGTTTAGCTCACGCTTTAATTGTTTTAATCCAAAAGATACATTCTCTGCGCCTAGGTAGTCTGCATCTTTTATTTTCTTATCAATGAGATTAGTCACTTCTCGTAACTCTTCTCTTGTGATAACCGTATAACCTTTGTCTTCTAATACACTAGCAAACTTAGCCTCAATATTAGCTGCTTGAGTTGCTTTACCAGCACCATAGAATGAAACCATATTCTGAGCTTTAGCTGCTTTCTGAAGATCAGTCCACTGGATATCTGCATTAGCTAACGCAGTGATCTTTTGAAAGTCTGGATCAGACACTGTATCCATTGCTACTAAGTCGTATAGTCGATTCTTTTGTGCTGTTGGTAGTACATTAGAGTTGACTGAGATTGAGCGATCTTTTGTAGATAACCCAATAATCTGTGCTCCAGAGGAGGAGGCATCATTCTCAATCATTAGTTTTGTTTTATATTGTGCTAGACGGGCTTCATCGGTTAGATTTCCATTAGTCCAACGATGAATACGAGTGTATTCAACTGCCAATCTAGTTAGCTTTGGTATTTCTTCAGCCTCGGTTGCTCTAATTAGAGGATGTTCAAGGAACTCTCTAATACGCCGATCTCGTTGAGTTGTGCTTAACACAAGCTCACCAATCTCTCTAAGGGCTTTTTCATTTCTTAAAAAGATCTCCATACGACCATCAACCGTCAATGCCTCTGTAGTAGGTCCAATCAATGCACCTGTTTGAGTCATTAACTCTCGGAGAGACTCACGATTCATGCTAATAGCTCTGTTACTATTGATAAATGGTCGAGCAACTTCACCACCTGTTGGTGTTAAGTATCCTTGATAGTATACTCGTCCTCGTCCATCAATCTGAGCAATAACTCTAAATGGTGCTCCTCGATCTCTATGCCATTTAACTGTTTGCATAAATGCATAGCCTTGATCACCTCGTTTTAAGATCAATCGTCTAAAGTCATTTAGATCATCATACTTTTTAACATTACCCCTAGGGTCTCTAAAGCGTACTAGCTCATCCATGAATCCAGAGAATTCATTGTCAACCTCGTACTGAGCATCCATAGTATGATTCAACATCTTAGCGAAGTCTCTATCAATTAAATCTTTGTCATAGTTACCACTAGCTCTTCGAGTGATAATTGAGACTCCTGTGTTCTTACCTCTAGCGTCATAATAAGTCTTTTCTCCTGCACGAATATATAATCGGTCTCGAGGATTAACTACTCCAATATTCTGGGAGACTAATATTTGTCTATTACGAGATTGTAGTTCTCGCATGTTACGGTCTAGGATAACAACTTCTCTAGACATAGTATTTTTCCACGGTCCACTTGGTCGTCCTGTTTCAAGATCGATAACAGAACGTCTATTTTTACCCCTGGGCAGAACACGAATCAATCCTTGATCACGCAGTCCTTGAAGTATCTTACTACCATCTTCATGATAGTCTTTCAGTGTAGGTTTAAAGAAAGGAAAATTGGGTTTCCAGTTGTCCCTTAAGTTCTTACCAATATTAATTGCAAGGGTATCATAATCCGTAGATTGTCCATCAGCGATCAATTCCATGATTCCTGATAGTACATCAATAGCTTCTTTATCTCCAGTAGCATCCTCAACTAACTGGTCTAAATATGATTGTCGTTGTCTTCCAAATAGGAATTCTAGATCAACAATACGCCGGTATGCTTCTCGTTTATCACGAAGGAATTCTGTAATAAGAGAATCTCTAGGTTTACCATCTGTTAACTTTAGGAAAGTCTTAAATCCTGGAACTGACTCTTCAAGAGCTTTTATGATTCTGTCTTTAATTGTCTGTGGCTTAGTTCTATCAGGCTTAATAAAATAAGCCTTTAGTGGTGCTCTACCACGATAGTATACAGATCGAGCAAGTGAACGACCATATACTGTCTTCCAATTACTTGTATAGCGTTGGTTGTCTAATAGGTTCTTAGAGATATCATCGAATGAATAGTATCGCCCGAATATTTGAACCTTGGCGGGTTCTCCTGCACGACCATAAGTAGCAAACGCTTCAGCACGTTCTCTTGAACGTCTATCAAGGATACGAGATACGTTAACAACAGAATACTGAGACTCTGCTCTAGCAACATTCATGAAGTTTTCCCATGGCACCTTAGGCGTAGAGTTCTCATATCGTTCAAAGAGAACCCTTAGATTCTCTACTACTACAGACTGTTGATTAACCGATATTTTATCCTCAAGAGATTCTGCAAAGTCCTCAATAAATTGTTTTTGATCTTTGTCTAATAGTTTTGAGTTACGTAGAAAGTCTAGTCGTTCCTGATATACTTGAAAGTCAGGATCATACATCATGGTAGTCTTTACTTCACCAGTAAATGGATCGAATGATGTATTGCGTTCATCAAACTCATTATTTGCTCTGATGCGTGATGTACGTTTACCTAAGAGGGTAGTACCACGGAAGTCAGTTAAAGACATTGCTTGATTCATAGACTCTGCATCACTAATATACATAGCCCTTAGTTGGTTCTGTACTTGAGGTGATCGGAGAATATCGTATGGACGACTAGCGGCTACAGCAAAGGCTGCATCCTGAGACTCAGTTAATACTGACTGTCTAGTAGGGAATATAGAAGTCCTAGCATTGTCTAGCTTACGAAGAACAGCTACACTAATAGATCCGCCCTTAGGCGTAATAAACTCTTTAACAGGTAAGTTACCTGCATCAAATAGAGCTACCTTTTCTTCTGATCCTAGCTGTTTTAGCTTAACATCCATCGGCTGACGCTTCAGCCATTCGTTGTAGTTCTCCTTCTTAGGAGGAACTCCATCCAGAACCTTTGGGTCTACCTTTTCAAGATTCCTTGGACGGACTCTATTCGACTCTGTTCTTAGTATTTCTGATTTAGCTTTCAATACGGGTACTAGTGAACTACGACAGTTCCAATGTAATGGAGGCTGATATCGTTTATCATCTATCTTATAGAACTCACCATCATGATGAGCACAAGTAGGTGATGTACGAGAGTCTAGTACCGCAGTAAACCGATATCCAGCAATAATGTCTTTGTTCTCTTCCATTACTCGATTCAATACTACTGATTGTGTTCTTGTAATACCTGTTCGAACTAAGGCTTTAGCCTGACGTTCAGTAATCGAAGTAGTCTCGAGTACTTCTTGAATAATTATTTTATTTGTCTTACCATTAGCTAGTCCTGAAAGAATCTTGTTCTGAATTCGAACTAATTCACCTTCACCAATAGAATCAAAGTGTTGTTTGATTGATCGTGATGTTTCAATATTAGGGCCAATGATAGACACTAACAGATCGGAAGCTTTAGGCTTAGTTACTTTAAAGAAACGTCCTGTGCTCTTTTCGAGATTATTGGTATGGAAGTTTATGCTTGCTCCCGCATAATCTGTTAGGCTATTTTCTGTTGTTGCTCTTAACTCTCTCGTCATCCTTGTTACTTCAGGACGGAGGTTAGCTTTAATGTCCTTTACTAAGAGATCTCGTAAACGTTTCTTGTGTCTACGAATACCTCTTCCTAGTAGTGTTTGTGTTTCTAATTCATATAATCGTGTATCAGCCAAATGCTGTACAATACGATCATAGATCTCATCATTAAGTGTCATGGTTCCCTTTCAAGGAAAGTCAACGACTGAACAACAAGACCCATAACCGTAGGTTTGATCTTACTGTCCTGTGATTGATGAATCAATTTGAGTTGATTGAAGATCGATTAGAGGGTCTGTCTGGATTTCCTGAACAGCCTCTTCGTCATTATAGTCATTAGGTAATACATCATTGCTCTTAGCAATCTTAATAAATGTACTACGTGGAATAATACCATTTTGATACCATTCAGTGACTAGTCGCATCCAGTCAGCACCAACAGGTACTGGGTTAAAGTCTGCGGATAACTCAAATTCAACATCTTCTTCTGTTATATCGATACCATACTTCCAGCGAAGCATAGTAGTAATGATCTGTTCCATTGTGGAACTAATCTTAGTATTCAACATACCTAATTGGGCTGTCTGGCTAGCATTTCGAATCTCGAGTGCTACACCACTGTCTCCTGAACCCTCAGGAGCAAGCATTCGGATACCCATTTTAGATAGATCATTGATGGTAGCCTCAATAGCCTTTTCCATATCCTCAAGACTCTTTGTAGGTGTCTCTAGGGCTTTGATCTCGTCTCCTGCTCTTAGCTTAATCCAACTGCCTAGACCAGCGTTAACAATAGCCTCAAACTCTTCGTCAGTCATATCAGACATAACTACAGGAGTATAGGTAGCTGCACCATAAAGTAAATGGTTTCTACGACTTACTTTATTGTATAAAGAAATCTCTCTGTTAACTAATGGTTGTAAAATAGGTTCGACAGGTTGAACTTGACCATTCAATGGATAGGCAGGAATGAAGTCCATTCTTTCACCGTTCATCAAAGGATAAACAGTTTTAATCTTTGACCAGTTTTGTTGAGCATTCTCTGTTTGGTATTTCTTGGTTAGTTCACCATTGACTACATTGATAGTTTCATTAGTGTCAGACTTCTGATAAGTATCAATTACAAGGAGTCCTGACTCATCAAGGTAATAATCCATCACAGTATCTACATAGTCTGGATGAAATTGATTGTTGGAAAAGCTCTCAATAAAAAATCTAATAGTGAACCTAGACAGCTTCTGATGAGAGCTACCTTTTATTGATGACTGTTGCCAGTTAATGACGTTTTCTGCTTTAACGATTACACAGTAAGGGTTTAATTCTGCCTTCTGTTCTGGTGTTAAATCAGCGTTAGAATCGATCTCAGGATAATCTACAATCACCCAGCAACGTGAGGTTTGTAACTCTTCCCAAAGCGCTTCATCGAGGAAACTCAACATAGAACCATTACTAGCAGTAAAATTGTTTGTTAACCATGCTTGAGCATCAGCTGGAATTGAATTGCCAAGTGCCAAAGAAGGAGGCTTCCTAAGAATACCGCCAAGAAGGATCTTAGCATACTGCTGAACTAGTCCTGGTAACTCTGCCTCACTACGGTAAAAGTTATATTGCGCCTGAGTCATCGTTGGACTGAAAGGCAGTAACAAGTTAGTAAAGCTGTATGTATCAATAACATCATCATAGGCTTTGGCATGAGTCTCCCCGTTAAGGATAGCTCTTGACCGTTCCCACAACCCACGTAAAGATTCATATGCTGGATTTGGATCACCCACAGACTTTGTTACGGCTTTACTTGGCGTTGTAGTTAAGTTAGCCATTGGTTATTTCTCCATCATAAATATTTTAACTAGTTGAGCAACAATATCCGAGCGAACAATGTCTTCAACTTTAAACTCAATTACTGGAATTGAGATTGAGTGTTTCTTGCAGATCTCTGCGAATCGAATCAATGAACGTCCATCATTAACGTCACTTTGTGCAGGGTCTCCCATTAGTACTAACTTAGAGTTCTCCCCAAGTCTAGTCGTAATGGCTTTAATTTCTTCAAAGTTTAAGTTCTGTGCCTCATCTACTAGGATAATAGATGACTCATAAGATTGGCCACGTATGGTCTCTAAAGGTTGGATCTCGATCGATGAGCGATTAACTAAATAATTGTAGTGTGACTCACCAAAGGCTCGTTTTAATACATTAGTTAAAGGCGCTAACCAAGGAGCCATCTTTTCCTGAACTGTGCCAGGGAAATGACCAAGTGAACGACCTGTGGGAACATTAGCCCTAGTTAAAACAATTTTATTATATCCACCAGAAAGAAACAACTGTGCGGCTGTCATTGCACTACAGTATGTTTTACCTGTACCTGCACAGCCTATAGTAACAGTAATGGTTGATTGCCTAATTGAATCAATTAATCTTTGTTGTTTCTTATTTTTTGGTTGAATATGAAAATTCTTTGGTTGTCGCTCGTTAATAGCTTTTCTTTTTTGTCTTTTCAATGTGGCTCACTTTTTCTTTTTAGGACGATACTTCTTTGCTTCTTCTAGAGCAATCGCCACGGATTGATCCTGAGAGTAGCCCTCTTTTTTCAGCTTTTTAATATTTTCCGAAATGGTTTTTTCGCCATATCCTTTTTTCAGTGGCATAGTAACTCCTAAAATAAAGCGATCTCTGCTTTACGTCTTTTATCTAACCCAGGCAATATTCGTCCTCCAGCTTTATTCCAGAGTAGTAGTTGCTCCTTTGCGCCTTCCCAGTCCCCTGCGTTAACCTTACGTCTAAGGGTTGAAGTCTGTAATCGACCAACACCTAGGTTATAGCAGAAGTCTACTAGGGCATTAAATCGACCCCATTGGTTTTCAGCAAGACTTTTAGAGTATAGCTGAGGACATAACCGTATTACACCCTGTGCATATGTTTCTTTTAATTCATGTACGAGGAGCTTCTTAGCTTCTGGCTCCGTAATCGGAGGATCTGACATTGAGACCTTACGACCGTCAGCATAATAGGTAGATCCATACCCAATGGTAGGAATTCCTGCTGGACATAAGTAGGGCTTTGCTCGGAATCCTTCAAAGAGCTTACATAACTCAGTTGCAAGGGATAGATCCATTTAACCTCCACAAACTGCTTTTGAACAAAACGTGAAAGCTTCCCATGCAGCCCAAATAAGAAGACCTGTGGCAATTAAGGCTACAGTAATGGCTAATACCATCTCAGTGAGTTCTTCTTCACGGCGCTTGCGTTTAGCTTCAGCAATAGCACTATGTTTAGCTTCTTCAGCATCTGCTGCATTCATGTCAGCCACACGTTTCATTATATTTTGCCAGATATCCATATTATTTGATGAGAAAAATAAACCTTGTAATTCTCTCTCAAAATCAGCCTGAGCTTTAAGTGCTAACTCTAATTCAATGGCTTTACCTAGATTAGAACCGCCTTTTTTCTTAGCCTCTTTTACGGCTTTAGTTGCTGTAGATTTAGCATCGAAATACTTACCAATCAATGGACCTAGGCTAGCAACATCATCAACAGTCTTAGATGCTTTCTTAATGAGAGCAACAGCAGATTGAACTGCTGCAAGTGCGGTTATGGGATCTATCATTTTGATATCCAATCTTTAATAAAAGATACAGCTAATAGAATACCAGAGATTATAAATGCGATACCTCCAAGGAATCCTTTATATCTTGTCATCTCTCCATGAATCGATTGAACACAAGCTAAAATCTTAGCCTGTTCTTCTTTTAATTGCTTTACCTCAACCTCGAGTATAAGAATTCGTTCATCGTTTACTCTTCGGTCATCAATCATGATAACCCTCGTTTTGCAAGAGTTCGATCAAGGAACCAATAATTAACTGTTCCAGAGACTAGTGCTGTAAAGTCAGCAGTCATGAATAGCTTGAATGTATCAATAGCGTTTAACCCTGTAGAATATCCTACATAGGCAGTATAGCAATGAACAAATGTCCAGATTAGTAGAACCCAATAGGTTACTACAGGGCGCACAGAAGCAGACAAAGAGGCAATCCAGCCCTTACCAGCAGTCTTGACCATTTCAGTTTGTTGGTCAATAGCAGCCTTAAAAGCTTGCATAACACCTTCATCTACTGCTGCATCCCGTTGTGCACCAATCTCGGCTAATTTTTGTTGTCCTCTTATTGATTCGAGTTCACACTGTCGATTAAACATTGCTAACTCATGTTCTCTCTCGTTCTTCTTATCAAAGAACTTTAATACCTCTGGGAATAATCGGAAGACACCACCAAAGATACCTCCAAGTAAACCGCCTCCAAGTAATTCAATCATAGAATCTCCCTAAATTAAAACATAAAGCCCTTTGTAGTTGTCTTAGTTCCACTACGTAATGGAAAGAGATACTCAATGGCATATCTTAGTGCATCAGTCCAGTGTTCTACACCTTCGGACTTGCTAATCTGTGCTGAGTTTGGGTTTGACTCGACCCATGTGGTTCTCTCAAGACTACGGATAGTTGATTCTGCTCTTGGATGAATATAACAATCTATATCACCATTAGCATTTAAAAACTTACGATTAACTGCGGCTACTGAGTCAACAATCGGGGGAGCAGCTTTATGTGCTCTACAGATAATTCCATGAGACTCAAGGATGGAGAAGTCGGTGGCTCCTGCCACGGCTGACGTCTTCCTAGCACGACCTGCCGGATCAGGATAAGCGAATATCCGATGACCCTTGTCCTTGAATTTAGCCTTTAACTTACTTGCTAACTGTTCTGTATCGAGAACATTCTGCATGTCCTCTAGGATGTGTACTTGATTGGCTCTAACAGCAAATACTACTGCAGCCATAATGCCAATGTTGAAGTCGATAGCAACATGAACATCTTCTTTGTTCTTTTCATCACTAGTGAAGTATGGTAAAGTGGAGTCTAGATGTTTCTTACGATCGAAACAATAGAACACCTTAGCTCCTGAATCTTCAAAGCTACCTTCATATTCCCTAGCGAACTTAATTGGATCTACTAAGCGTCTTACACGCTCAATCTCTTCCCGATCCAAGAAGGGAGAGTCTCTATAAGTATAATGGAAATGCTTCCAGCGGTCGTCTGTTGAACCATAGTTAGTCATGTCATAGAAGTGGGAGTAACCCTTAGGGGTACCAATCAAGAGACCCTTATGGTTTCCTGGCCAACGAGTAGTCATGGTAGGCTGAATAATAGACTCCCAAGATTCTTTCAATCCAGGGTTTCCTACCCAGTCTTCTACCTCGTCACATACAACAAAGTATTGACCGCTACCACGCATACGCTCTGAGGCTTCATATGACCATAGCTTTAACTTGACATTATTGTGGAACCAGAAGGTTCCTGAGGATAGCGAGTTCTTTTCTGACCAATCATCTAGACCAAGAGTATGGGCCAGTAATGGAAAGTAGATATCGCAAGCCTGTTGATAAGTGGGACATATAAGAGATACATTTTTATTTGGAACCTCTGGTGGCATTTCAATTAACT